AGAAAAAGATGGTACAGAAGTTATTGGTAGTATAATTCATTGTAAGAATCATAAATCAAGATTAACAATAGAAAATAAAGTAGTAGATGTTAGATTAACTTATAATAAAGGACTTGATAGATATTATGGATTACTTGATTTAGCAATAGATGCTGGAATCTTTAAACAAGTATCTACTCGTATTGAATTACCAGATGGTACTAAACAATATGCCAAAACAATTAACAATGACCCAGAAAAATATTTTACAGAAGATGTTATGAAACAACTTGAAGAATATTCACAAAAAGAATTTAAGTATGGCAACGATAGTTAAGAATTGTTGTACACCATTATTTTTAGATTTTCTTAAACATCAAATTACAAAATCTAGAAAATGGAATTTTAATTATCCAATGGGTAAACCATTTGAAGATAAACATGCAAAGATTGATATCATACAAGGTGATACAATACATGATGAATTTTTGGCTGGTGTATCTATGAGTTTATTAATGATGATTCATGAAAAAGCAAAACAACAAAATATCAATGTTCCCCTAAATTTATTGTTTTGTGGTATAGGTATGAAAGACAGACATAGAGAAGACAACATACATACAGACCATGAAAAAGATGAACTACAAGATACACCAATCATTAAAGTATTAGGAATATTAAATTCAGATTGGAATAATAATATTGATGGTGGTGGGTTTGAACATGGTAATGATATTCATAAATTATCACCTGGTGACTTTGTAGTATTTGACCCAAGAGTAAAACATAGAGCAGAAGATATAAAATCAGATAAAAAAAGAATAGCAATAGATTGGACTTTAAAAAATGGATAATTTAATAAGAGTATATGATAATGTCATTGATAATGAATATTGTAAGAAACTTATAGACAGATTTGAAACTAATAAACAACTACATCAAAGTTTTGATGATAGAGGAATGGTATTTACACAAATTAATATTCAAAAAGAAGGTTGGTATAATGATGTAAATATTTTGAGTAAGGTATTTCAAGATAATGTTGATAGATATAAAAAAGATTGTAAAATAGAAAAACAACAAATGCCAATGAATTATATTTTAGAACCTATTCGAATGAAAAGATATCTTCCAAATAATTATGATGAATTTAAACAACATGTAGATGTAAATCAAAGAATGAATTGTACAAGATTTTTAGTTATGTTTTTATATCTTGCAAATAATAAAAAAGGAAAAACAATATTTCCAAATTTAGATATAGAGATTGAATGTAAACAAGGAAGTTTATTAATGTTCCCACCAATGTGGCCATGGTTACATGCTGGACAAAAACCAGCAAGAACATCAAAATATATTATGCAGAGTTATTTACATTATGTCAATTAAAGATAGATATGTTTTTGTTGAAAGTACATCAGAAGACCAAACCTGTATAGGTATTCAAGACGGAAAGTTTGCTGGTGTAGTTTATAAGTATGGAAAAGTTTCAGTTGGTGAAGAAACAGAAGATGGTAATATGCCATTTCAATTTGAATTTGATATAATTGATAACAACTCAATACCTAGAGAGAAGTTTGATGAAGAATGGACAACTTTAATAGGTGATATATTAGTAAATATAATGGATGAAAAATATGCAGAATCAGACAATACAAAGAACAATATTAAGTAATCTTTTAAATAATGAAGAATACGCAAGAAAGGTTTTACCTTTTATAAAATCAGATTATTTTGATGTTAAAGAAGAAAGAATAATTTTTGATGAGATTGAAAGTTTTGTAAATAAGTATAATAAACCATCTACACAAACTGCTTTAGAAATTGAAGTCAGTACAAGAAAAGATTTAAATGATACTGAACACAAAAAGATTGTTGATATCATCAAAACTCTTAAACCAGAAACAATAGATTTTAATTGGTTAGTAGATACAACAGAAAAGTTTTGTAAAGATAAAGCAATCTATAATGCAATCGTTGAAGGTGTTGGTATCATAGATGGTAAAGATAAAACTAAAACACCAGATTCTATCCCAGAAATATTAACAGAAGCTCTTGCAGTTTCATTTGATAATTCTGTTGGTCATGATTATCTAGAAGACCACGAATCAAGATTTGATTTCTATCATCATAAAGAAGAAAGAATACCATTTGATTTAGATTTCTTTAATAGAATTACTAAAGGTGGACTTCCACCTAAAACTTTAAACATAGCACTTGCTGGTACAGGTGTTGGTAAATCATTATTCATGTGTCATCAAGCTGCAAATTGTTTATCACAAGGAAAGAATGTTTTGTATATAACTTTAGAAATGGCAGAAGAAAGAATTGCAGAAAGAATAGATGCCAATATGATGAACATCAGTATCCCAGATTTACATGACCTACCTAAAAAAATGTTTAATGATAAGATTCAAAAATTACAAAAGAAAGCAAAAGGTAAACTTATTATAAAAGAATATCCAACAGCATCAGCACATAGTGGACATTTTAGAGGACTATTAAAAGAACTTGCGATTAAGAAATCTTTTAAACCAGATATCATCTTTATTGATTATCTAAACATATGTGCGTCAAGTAGATTTAGAGCAGGTAGCTCAATGAATTCTTATACAATTATTAAATCTATCGCAGAAGAATTGAGAGGACTTGCAGTAGAAACAAATGTACCAATTATGTCTGCAACACAAACTACTCGTGCTGGTTTCTCAAATACAGATGTTGGATTAGAAGATACATCAGAAAGTTTTGGACTACCAGCAACTGCTGACTTAATGTTTGCATTGATATCGACAGATGAGTTAGAGGAATTAAATCAGATATGCGTTAAACAATTAAAAAATAGATATAATGACCCAACAATGAACAAAAGATTTATCATAGGAATTGATAGAAATAAAATGAAACTATTTGATGTAGAACTCAAAGCACAAGATGAACTTGTAGACCATGGTCAAAGTGAAGTACCGATTGCTGATAAAGGACAAGGCCCTAATATGTCTGGTAGACCAGATGATGTTAATCCATTCACAAAAACAGGTCAAGAAAAATCGAAAGAAGACAAATACGACAAATTCTCTAAATTAAAAGTTTGATAAATAGCTACAGACTAATTATACTAAAATGGAGAAATTGAATGTCATTTAGACGCTCTATGGAGCAGTTAAGAACTGTATCCAATCCAAAACAAAATATTCAAGAAAAGGTTCAAATACTTTTAACAGAAGAATCTGAAAAGTTTTCTACTGCTATGGAAAATGTCATTGGTGCATGTTACGAGGCAGCATCTCAACCTAAAAATCAAAAAGAGGCTAAAATGAACGCCTTGATAAAAAAATTTAAGAAAGATTTTAATAGTACCGATACTGTTCATAAGGGACCAGACCAAGTAAAAAATTGTCTTGCGTTTGGAGAAAAAATTATAAAAGCTCTACCTGGTAAGGGTGACGGAAAATTTGCAGTACAAAAAAGTGGAACAATTACAGCATTTTGGAAAGACAAAGGTGGTAGAAACAGTACATCTAAAACAGATATAGTAATAGGTGGATATCAATGTTCAGTAAAAAATGCAGATGGTGCTCAACTTATGAGTGCAAAGTCTGGTGAATCTATTGCCACTGCTGAAGCTGCAGCAGTAGAAATAAATGGAACTAAAAATCCAATACCTGCAAAAACATTAAATGGTATAACAGCTGCTATGGATGAGTTGGCACAATTTACATCAGAAGGTTATTATGCATCTATGGATAATTTAAGAGCATTAAAAGAAAAAGGACATAGTGGTACTTTAATATCATATCTAGAAAAAAAAGAAAAAGATATAAAAAAAGATATGGAAAAATGGAAAGATAGTGGTGGAGCAAAAAAAGATAAACCTAAAGATTTAACTGCAACAGAAAAGAAAATATTGGCAAATAAAGAAAAGGCATCAGAATATAAAACTATTTTAAAAGGTGAAAATGCAGAATTTATGAAAAAGGTAGATGGTATCTTTAAACAAAATCAAGATAAAGTTAAAAAATTATTATTAAAATCATTTGATACTAATGGTGATTATAAACTAGCATTTGTTCATGAGGCAGCAACAGGTAAAAGAAAGTTTGGAACTGACACAGTACAATATGCAGATAACTTATTAAGTTGGAGAAAAAAAGCAAATATTGCTGATTTTGATGTTGATGTTAAAACTGTTGCAAAAAGAAATTCCCCTTTAATTAAAAAATATGCAGGTCAAATAAATCTACAAGTAAATTGGAAGTCATCATCTACAGCAAAACATGATGGTTATAATTTATATCAAAATGTTCGTGTAGGAATAGAAAGTGCACAAAATAAAGTAGAAAAATTAGAAGAAAGTTATCATAATAAAATACATGAATATCAAATACAATTAAATGAAGGTTTAATAACTGAATTTGCATTATGGGATAAAATAAAAGATTTAGCTCAGAAATTTTGGTCTAAAGTAAAAGGAATATGGGAAAGTATTATTAATTGGATGAGAAAAGTATTTACAAAAATTATTGAATTTGCTAGTGAAGGTATAGATGCTTTCTCTAAAGCATTAGGATTTGAAATAGAAACTAATGAACCACTTGAAGGTGTAAATTTAAAACTATGAACAATCTAACAAAAAAAATGTTATATGAAGATAAGGGTGGAAAGAACCTACATCTAGAACATATAGAAGATGAGATACTTAACTATGGTATTGATGGTGGTCGTGCATCTATAAACTTTATTCAATCATTAAGAAATATGTTTTCTGGTGAAAGTCGTTCATCTATTAATATGACAGTTAAGTGGGATGGTGCCCCTGCAATCTTTGCTGGTATAGACCCAAAAGATGGTAAGTTTTTTGTAGGAAAGAAATCAGTATTTAATGTAGAACCACAATTATATAAAACAAATGCAGACATAGATGAATATACATCTGGTGATTTAAACGATAAATTTAAAGTTGCATTAGAGGAGTTTCCAAAATTAGGTATCAAAGGAGTTTTACAAGGTGACTTAATGTTTACTGATAAAACAATAACTCACATGGGTGGTAAGAAGTATTATACATTCCAACCAAACACTATTGTTTATATGGCAGATGTTGATTCAGAATTAGGAGAAAAAATAAAAGACGCAAAGATTGGTGTCGTTTGGCATACAACTTATACAGGGAAAGAATTACAAAGTATGAAAGCTTCTTTTGGAGTAAACATATCAGGTCTTAAAAATGTACCTAGTGTATGGCAAGATGACGCAACATATAAAGATGTATCAGGTAGTGCAACATTCACACAGACAGAAACAGATGCAATAACTAAAGAGTTATCTGATGCTGGTAAAACATTTAGAACTATCAATGCAAATTTACTGAAAAAGTTTTTAAGTTTACAAGATAGTTTTACAGGTGCATTAGTTGGAGCAGGATTAAAGACATATAACAATCTTAAAGTAAGAGCTGGTCAACCAATTACAAA